TACCATCGAGGGAACCACGGTACGCATACTCCTGGTTGACCGTTTGGTCATTCAGGTTAATGCCGAAGAGCTTTAGGCGAGCACGTATGTGATCGCCGACACCCTTCTGAAGGTACATATTGAGATCGGGCTCCTTAGCAGCAGCCCTATCAATCTCACCCGTCTTCGGGACAGTGAAAACCACGTTACCGGGGACGATCCTAAGACCATGCCCACGGAGGGTCGAATCAGCAACAAGCTTGCGCCAAACAGGAGTCATCCTGATCAGGGCAAGCGCGTACTTCAGCGCACCTTGTGTAACGTGTGCTTTACCATCGTATTTAAACCAGGCCGGACCTTCCGAAAGTTTGCGACTAGTTGTCGCTCCGCTCGAGAAAGAACAATCCTGGAACACACCATACGAGAACGGACCTAAGATCTCAGCTATAAGCTGACGAGCAGTTGCGAGGATCTGCGCGCTGGAGGCACACCCGAAGTGGGTGTTGCTCTTCAGTATCCGTTGATTCGTCATCGCATTGGTCCGATCTTGCGCAACCATCTTATCGACGGCACGTTGCGACCGAACACCTGCACTCACACCCTCTACGGGAAGTTTCGTAAGAAACGACTCGACGAGGTAGCCTTCTCGGGAGAAATTGGCAGAGCGAGGGTCACCTGACCCTGCGCGTCCTGCCGCCCGATGAAGCAGCTTGTGGAGGCGGGTTGCATTACAAGGAAAGCTATAAGGCTTGCTCCTGCTAGTGCTAGGCAGCTTCTTATCCATTGGTAAGTCCTAATGGTGAATGTGTGTAACAACACTCGCTCTGCTTGCGCTAGAGACGAGGGCTGGTCAGTGTCGACGATTAGAAGACACCCTGGAGTTTAACGACAGTGTCGTTCACCAGGACCTTGCTCGGGTCGAAAGCGCTTTGCAGCATGCCTACGATGTCGTTACGCTCTTGCTCAGTGCTTTTGGCACTGAAGTCGAACTTGACGTCAGCATAGGCAACCCGATCCACCACCGGCGTAGTAACGCCGTTGATGGTTTGGTTGACTACCACGGGAATTGCCAGCTTCATGGTCGCTTTGTAGCGGTCATTGACGCGGCGCATACCGATGGTAAAACGAGATTCACCCACAGGAACTCCAGTGGTCTCGACGGTCTCACCAACACCATCCGCGATGTTGCGGGGGGTGAAAGTGTGATCTTTCGGGGTTGCAGCACGATCCTTCAGGATCACGTTCTGGAGCTGAGGCATAATGCCCTCCTAGATGATTATCGCTTGAAGGCGATAGTCCGGATCAGTGCAAGCGCGCTGATCATGTGGGATGTACTAAATGGAGACTTCACATAAGGGAGAGGGAAAGGGAACCCAGCGTACGTTGTTCGTACTACTGTGCTCACGTGCCCTGTCTTCTGGAAGAGGATTCCATCAGTAGATTTAAGGTAACCAGTGGATACATCCACCTGGCCGTTTGTAAACTCAGTTCGTGTCCCGGAAACAAAATCGAGGCCTTTTACGGCACCGAGAGCTTCGAGGTACGAACCAACTGGGAGGACCCAGTCTACAACAAAAGAAAACGGAACAGTGGCCCATAAAACCTGAGCGGGGTCGGAAAGAC